AGAAATGATGCTTTTGTAAATGATGACGCTTATATTAATGAACGCTGGGATCAAATTAAATGTTTTCTCCGTTTGCTTTCCTGCCGTGGTTATCCCACACGTGTTGTTAGAACAACTCACCATGGTGTTACTACTACTGAAAGTATTTTTAAGCATTTTACTATCACTCAGATTAGTTATGATGATTTTGATGAAATGATATTTTCTATTAATATGACTTATAGCAAACTGCGTCTACTGTTGTCAGGAGATATTGAAGAGAATCCTGGTCCTACTACTTATTCAAAACCCGCTGAAGAAAAAGTTGAATGTGACCAGCAGAAGAAAATTAATTTGTTATTGCGTGAGATTGCAAAGTTGAAGAAATCTCAGCAAAAACAACAAAATTTTGTGCAGAGACAGATTGAACTTGAGAAGCGCGATCGAAAGAAAAACCGTGAACTCGGTGCTGATCGTAAACGACACGCTCAAACACTTGTTTCTGATACAGTGGCCAAGATTAAGGATGATGTTATGGCTGTTTGTTCTGATGCCACCGCAATGGCGGAAACAGCAAAAGCCGCTGGATATATTGCTTGTAATGCTGTGTTGCCCGGAGTTGGTACTGCTGCCGCTGCGGTTGTAAATGGTGCTAAGGTGTCTGCTGCTGTAAATAAGCTTGGTCCTACTATAGACTTACTTCAAGGTGTTCTTGCCTCTTTGACTGGAGCAGCTGAGGAATTAAATAAGGCGTTTAAGATTCCCCAAGAATATGACTTAATTGGAATTCTGATATCTTTTGTCTCTATTTGTAATAGTCTAAAAGAGAAATCTTTGCTTCTACTTACCTTGTATTGCACTAACCTTGCACGTCAACTTGGACTAACACTTGATACTTTGATGAGCTTGATGCCATCTTTTGAAACTACAACTCCCGAGGCTAGTGTTTCATTCACAGCAGGAACAGAGACCCGGCGCGTTGGACAGTCCCTCGTTACTGAAATGTTGGGTACTGCTGCTCAGTCTCCTGAATTATTACCATTTGCTGGTTTTCTTTCATTTCTTTGTGGCGCATTTTCTCTCATTTGCACAGGTACAGCACCAACACCCGGTGAGATGACTAAACACTTTGCCAATGTAGGACGCGCTGCACAAGGTTTCAAGGCTCTGAAAGATTTGTTCACTTGGCTATTCTCTTATTTGTCTGAAATATATTATACTACAGTGTATGGCTTTTCTGTCGAAGAGTATAATTTTATGCAGAATTTTCCTCAAATGGAGAATTTATATGCTGCTGTTAAATTAATTGAAACATTTGAGAAGACTTTGGTTGATTCGTCTGCTGGAATTGCTAATCAAATATTGACTGTCAATCATGAATTAAATGAATATCATTATCAAGCTGCTAGGATGAATTCACGTTCAAATACCCAACTCGTTTCAAGCCTTCAACGACGTATAAAAGATCAAGTGGAATGGGCGACTCATAGTCCTGCTCGCTGTCACACAATCCGGAACCAACCTGTAGCTTTGTATCTCTTTGGACACCCTGGTGTAGGGAAAAGCGTTGCGACTGAGGTGTTTAAATCTCGTATTTATCGACGTTATTTGGCAAAGGATGGATTGAGATTTGAATCAACTGCATTTATTCGTCGTGCTAAAAATGAGTATTGGGAAGGATATACTGGACAACCAGTAGTTATATTGGATGATTTCGGTAACGTGAAAGATTCTCAACAACGACCAGTTGAGGAATATGAAGAATTAGAATATATGGTTAACACTGCTCAATTTCCGTTGAAAATGGCTGAATTAAAAGCAAAAGGAGTCACAAATTTTGTTTCTGAGTACATAATTGCATCGTCAAATCAGAAATATCCTGAAATTAAATCCCTCGTTGATCCAGGAGCAGTGTTTCGTCGTTTCCATGTGTGGGCAGATGTTACAATAGATCCTGCTTATGGTGTGCCAATTGGAAAAGACGAAACAGGAAACTCATACTACACATTTGATAAAGCGACTATTGCTAAGTTAAAAGGTATTCATGTGGATGATGTGCCTCCTCTTTTTACAGAGCACTATCGGTTCTCCTGCTATAAAGTAATTCACAATAAACAGACTGGTAATGCAGAGGTTTCTTATCTTCCTGGTATGAATAGTTTGAAATTTGAAGAATTTTGGGATTATTATGTCAAAGAGAACGACCGTCGTAAGAAGGAAAGTGTTAGTTTGGCTAATGCGATTCGTAAGGAGGCTGGCATTGATACACCGGAAGCCCCTGCAACTGAACAGCAAATTATGGACCAATTTTCCAAGATTTTCCATCCAGAATTATTTATTGAGACCTTGGCAGCTGAAGAAGCTTTTGATGTTGAA